CTGGTTTAACTTCTACTGGTTTTCTTCTTTCTCTTAATACTTTCTTTTTCATATTTCCCTCCTTATACTAAAAAAGACACTCTATTGAGCATCTTTGTATTTCCAATGATAACCGCCTGCTGTTTTTCTTTTACCTTTGCAGCAATCTGGCAAATGTTTATAGTTAATTCCTGTTTTTTCAGTAACTTCTTTCAAACTATTATATTCAATTCCTGTTTCTACACAGACTATCTTTCTTGTATAAAATTGTTTATGTAATACTTTAGACGAATGTATTTGATTTTCACTAGCACTTACCCACTCTAAATTTTCCACTCTATTATCGGTTTTATCTCCGTTTATGTGGTTTACTTGTGGTTTATTGTAAGGGTTATTTATAAAAGCTTCTGCTACTAATCTATGTATAGACTTCCAACTACCTTTATTATTTTCATAAATCATTACCGTTAGATACCCTTTACGATTTCTAGGTTTAAGTATTCTTTCTTCATGGCATTTATTGCAAGGGTGTTTTCTAGGCAAACTTTTAACATTGCCCTTATTGCTAACTTGATAGCCATCTACTATATCTTTCCATATTTCCATAATATTACCTCCACAATAATTATATCAAAATAGGAATATATTGTCAACTATATAGGGCATATTGTTTCACCATAGTCTGCTTGATATGGTTTCTCTACATTGAAATTAAAGTGTGGATATACGTTTATTGGCTCTTGTATAAACTTAACTTGATTACGTGCTTCGTGTGCTATTGCTAATCCCATCATTTGGTCATCATGTCCGCCCTCTGGAGCCTCAATACGCCCTTTTTCATTACGTACTATAGTAAGTAGTTCCTCTAACGTATCTTTGTCGTTAATTAGGCTTGTATGCTCTCTCACGACTTGTATTAGATTAGATATAATTGTTGGTCTTGTAATACTTGTTGTCTTAAAGCCAAAACGTTTTTCTAGTTTGCCTGTATATGTGTCTGGTTGTTCTCTTACATATTGATTAGTATAGCCTATTCTTTGTAGTTCTCTTATTGGGTAACTGTCAAAGTTAGCTTCTATTGCCATTAAAGCATTGCCATAGTATGTACCTAGACAATACATTTGTTTAACATATAAGTCTGGGTCAAATTGATTTTTAAACGCTGCTACTTGTTCGCCTGTCTTTGCATCTAGTACGTGTGCTGTAAAGTTATCGCTTCCCTCTCCTGCTGTATCTCCACCAATACAATACTTTGTTTGGTGTGGTACGTTTGGTACTTGATATATCTTTATATAGCCGTTCTTGTCGTTTACCCATCTTATATTAGTTATCTTTAAGCCGTCATAGTCATATACAAAATAGCCTACCTTTAATGGTGTAGGTATTACGTCTAGTCGTTTAGTTATTGCTTTAGCATCGAATACTGTTTTACCAACAATACCCCAATGCCCTAAACAATATACTTCATATGTGTACTCGTCTGTATATTGCAAGTCCTCTAGTGCTTTCTTATCATCTTCTGTTAGAAACTTGTTATCTTTATATGTACTAAAACATACTGTGGCTAGTTTGCTATCTATAAAGTGCCTCTTTATCCAATGCTGTATATTGATAGGGTTGAAGCTAAGTATCATTTGCTTCTTGGTCTTACCACCACGTAAACGTACTTTTAATTGGTTTATATCTGCTTCTTGACATTCTGTAGCTTCTTCTACCCATATGTCTGTTAATTCGCCGTTTTCAAACGTTATAGACTTAATCTTTTCAACGTCATCTAGTCCAGCAAATGCTATTTCGTTACCATTTAATAAGCACTTAATACGCATATCTGACTCATTTACCTTAAAATGCTTACTTAAATTCCAATTACTTAATACTTGCTTTAGTAATGGAAACGTTGACTTTCTATTTGTATCGCCTGTTTGTCTGACTACTAATAGATTGCAGCGTTTAGACTTTAATAACTTATATATGTATCTTTGTGCTATGTAGTAACTCTTTCCACTAGATCCACCGCCGTAGAATATTAAATAACGGTCTGTATTATCTAGGTATGGTACATATACATCATTAAATACTTTCTTACTTATCTTTATATTTACGTCCATTATTCATCACTCAACTCTATGCTGATGTTTACTGAACTGTTTACGTCTGCTTCTACTTTTGTTACGTATTCGCCAGACATCTTATTATCTGTATCTATAGCTTTAATTCTATCTGTAATGCTATTTTCAATATTAGTTGCCATTTCTCTTAACATTCTTCTTTTCTCTATAGCAGTCATAATAGTTTCATCTTCTAGCTTACTCATAAGCTCTTTATACCTTTTGGAAACCTTTTGGTCGTTAAACAATATACTTGCTTCACTATCTATTGTTTCGTCTTTCATATTCTCCGCGTTATACGCATCTTTATAGGCTTGCCTTTGGCTCATACCACTTACTATGTTTTGTATAAATCGTTCTTGCTTTGGTGTTAATTCACTCATAGCTTTCGCCTCCTATTTATTTATAGTGAGTTTGACTTCTCACTTGTTAATTGGTCTTTTCTTGTTTTGTTGTATTCATTACATACGGTAGTTGTTACACCGTCTTTGTTTATTACGTGTATATCGTGTTTACAGTATTTAGAGTGACAAATAGCGCACATGTTTTTCTTGAAAAATATAATACGCTCGTATCTCGTCATACTGTTCATTTGTTTTGTCTCCTTAAATACAAATAGGACAGCAGCCTTATATCGCCACCGTCCAGTTTAGAGGTTATATGGTACTTCTTTGTTGTCTATGTTGAATAAAATGAATCTTCATATCTATTATAGTTATATGTTGTATAACCATGATTTTGTTTTCTCATTTTCTTTCTATCTTTTACTACTTGTTCGATAGCTTCTACTAGCTTTTCTGGGTTTTGCTCTAAAAAGATCGTTGGTATTCTTACTATTTCCCAATCTAGTCCTAAATATGTTCTTATATTTACATCTCTCTTGCTATCTACATTAACTCTGTGTTTGTGTCTATCTCCATCTATTTCTAAACAAACTTTAAGTTCTGGTATATAAAAATCGACTTCATAATTTAATATTTTATAATTTATTTCGTATTCAAAGCGGTAATTGCTTAATATTATAGCTGCAATTATTTCATCTGAACTTAATACTTTTATTTGTTTGGTCTTAAGTTTTTCGTGTATATCTTTTATATCATCATAATACTCATACATATAACACTTATTACTTTTTTCCATTGTTCTTAATGCAGTTTCAAACATTACTTCTGTTTTTAACTCTGCATAAGTCGAAACAATTTGCTTATACTCTTTTTGGTATTCTTCAAAACACTTATCACAGAATACTCTATCTGTCGGTTCTTCTTTTAATTCATGCTCCTTCCCGACACTTGAAGCATTTGTATTGCTCTTTGAACATAATATTCCTCCTGATTTTTAAGCATTGCTTAATGGACTTTGTCCATTATAATTATACAAAAAAAATAAGGGGACATTCAAGGACATGAGGGGACATGTTTAATCAGTACATTGTATAGAGATATGCGAGAACTATACTTTGTACTAGTCGCTATATTAAACAAAAAGGTGATAAATGCTATTTGCATATCTTTTAGTGAGTAGTTAAGGAATTGCACCTTAATATACTATTCTACTCATATATATGTATAGTATCGGCTACTATACTATTCTTGTTAATTCACTTATTATAATCACTAATGCACATATAACAGCAAATTCAAAACTTATAAATCTATATATACTGTGAAACAAAATTGATAGTATCATTATTTCTATGTATTTATTCATTTATTCCTCCCAACCTAATAGTTTTTATGATACATTTCTATTCGGGCATCTATATTCTTTTTTAATTCTTTAAGCTGTATTAAATTCATTATCGAATTGTGTGTACTAAATGTTATTAGATGTTTATATTCACTATCATTGTATTTTCTGTTTTTAATATACAGAGATACTGTGTTTCTTGTTTCGTGTTGTTCTCTTATGTCTAGCAACCAATAACTAAAAATATGTGCTCTTATTTCTTCTACTAGCTTTTTTGTATAATATCTATCTAGTATTTTCCCGTATTATTTTATCTGCTTTACTCATTACTACCTCCTAATAATCGGTTTACTTGTTGTTCTACAGCTATTATGAAATTATCTCGCATTAGTTTTACTTGTTTTTCTAAAGTTGCGTTGTCATATTTTAACTCTTTATTTTCTTTTTCTAGTTCTTTTATTCTATGTTTCAAACAGTCTGTATCATCTTCTAAATCTTCTAACCTTCCCCATTCTGCTAATAATACTTCTACTGGTAGTCCTGTCTTATGTATTGGCTCTAGTTCTTTTTCTAACTCTTGTAGTCTATTTACTGTTGCTATATGTTCTGTTGTATTTTCATCTAGTGTTTTTTCTAGTTGTTCTAGTCTATTGAGTATATTTGCAAATAATTTACATATTCCTCTGTCATATGTAACATTATCATTGGCTGTAAAATCTTCTATTAAATATTTTAATTGTTGTTTTATATCTTCTTCCATTTCACACCTCATAATCCTTTTAATTCTTCGATAATATCATTGTCTAATTTTATCATTACAACATCATTATCATAGTTAGCAAAATAATCATTTACTGGTTCTTTCTTTATTGATTGGTTTCCATATTTATCAATACACAAATATATTTCTTCCATTTCACACCTCCACTTTTAACCAATTTTTTTGAAATGTTTTTTCACTTGAATATGGTATTTGTCGCCCTTGTGATACAATAATTAATTCATAACCAAAGTCGAATTTATATTCTTTTTTAAACTTCTCCAAGTAATAAATTTCACCGTTAATAAATCCCATACTTCCATCTTTACCTATAAACTTATAAAACATTTCACACCTCCAACAAATAATGATTTAATTTTTCATCTACTTTTTCTTGTATATGTTTTCGCATTAGAGTAGTTTTTGCTTTTTCTGTTTTAGTTTCTTCTATATCAAACTCGTTTTTATGTTTTACTAGGCATTTCTTACATACTCTATAATTTTTCTCTATTCCAAATACTACTATTCCATTGCAACCGCTATCATAGTTACACATTACACACTTCATATTACACCTTACCTTTAACCCATTTATCAAATTGCGTATAACATTCCTTGCAAATATCATAGTGTTTAACTGGATAATATTGTTTATAAACACCTGCTCCATATTCTTGTTTTACAAGTCTTATCGGCTTCGCTTGTTTTAAATGTTTTTTGCAAATTACACAAATATATTTTTTTCGTCCAAAAAAAGCTTCATCTACCAAACTATCTATTGTAAAAGTTTTTTTAGTCTTATCTTTAGTTAGCACGATACTTTTCCATTTATTTGGCTT